GGGGACTTGATTAAGAATGGTGATGTTCAATATCAAGAGTGGCAGAAGAAAGTTCAGTCTCTTTCTTATGTTTTTAAGGATGAAGTGGAATCTTATATAGGGGGTAGGGATTTTGATAAGATGTTTTCTATAGATGGAGGAAGGCATCCTCAATTATTAAAGGAACATTTACAAGGACATATATCTTTAGAGACTATGTTAATCTTGGATAGGATACTTGGATATAAAAAGAACTTTGATAAGAAATTAATTGATCCTGTATGGAAGGTAACTTCTATTAAAATGAAGAAGTATTCTCCCTTCCTAAATATAGATGTATTCCGTTACAAAGAAATTCTTAAGGATGTTGTGGTTGACACTGCACCTTAAGTCTAGTAGAATGGATACACACAAGCCAAATCTCAACAAATACGAGGTAATCTAAATGTCTTTCGACACGTTAAAAAAACAATCCAAACTCGGATCACTCACTGAGAAGTTAGTAAAAGAAGTAGAGAAGATGAATTCTTCTCCAGGTGGTGTAGACGAAAGGTTTTGGAAAGCAGAACTGGATAAGACTGGCGTAGGGTCAGCAGTTGTCCGTTTTCTTCCAGCTCCTGATGGTGAAGACCTCCCATGGGTTAAAGTATATTCCCATGCTTTTCAAGGTCCAGGTGGATGGTATATTGAGAATTCCTTAACTACTACAGGTGGTAAGGACCCTGTTTCAGACTACAATCGTACTCTATGGAACAGTGGTAATGATGCTGATAAGGATACAGTACGTAAGCAAAAGCGTAAGCTTTCTTACTACTCCAATGTTTATGTTGTAAAAGATCCTCTTCATCCAGAGAATGAGGGTAAGGTATTCTTGTTTAAGTATGGTAAGAAAATATTTGATAAGGTTCTGGAGGCAATGCAACCAGAGTTTGATGATGAAACTCCAATCAATCCTTTTGATTTTTGGCAAGGTGCAAACTTTAAGCTGAAGATTGTTAAGAAGGATGGGTTCTGGAATTATGACAAGTCAGAGTTTGATAAGGTAGCACCTTTACTTGATGATGACGATGCATTAGAAGCACTATGGAAGAAGGAGTATTCTCTCTCTGCCATTACTGCTCCTGATCAATTCAAGTCTTATGAAGATTTGGAGAGACGTCTTAAGACAGTCTTAGGACAGAGACCAGTTCAACGTCCTCGATTGGATGAAGAGTTGGAGGATGAGAGTGAAGGCCGTGGTGCAGTAGATGATCCTAAACATTATGCTTCAGCTACTGTAAAGTCTGCTGACGTTAGTGAAGAGGATGATGCACTTAGTTACTTTCAGAAGTTAGCAGACTCTTAATTTACTGGTACAGTTTAATATTTTCTCCTTTCTTTAAGGTGTCGCTTACATATTGAGTGGCACCTTTTTTATATGGCATGATAGCATCCATATCGTTAAAGACTACATTAAGATAGTCTGGTTTTAATAGATAGATATTTCTTTTTTCATCTTCTTTTTTTATTTCATATTGATAATTAGTAACTGCTTTAGTTACTTTGGCTGCTGGAATAGTATGATAGGAATTAACATCATAGTATTCATAGTAGTATGCATTACCAGTACCAATATTTCCTTCTACTGTAAAGGTAACTTCTTCAGTTCCTAGTATTTCTGGTTGTTTAACTTCTGGGATAGAGGGTAATGTATATTTAAATCTGATTACTACTCCTCCAACTTCAAGTATTTCTGTAACTGGGAATCTTCCATTATAAACACTTGCAGATATATTACTTATATAAACTTCAGAACCTACCTTTAAATCTGTAATACCATTATACATGGTAACTGTTGCTATTTTAGATTCAGTACCAGAAATTTGATTTATTTTAGTGGTGATTGCTTGTATAAAGTTTCCATTAGTTCTCCATGTGTTAGGTGTAGTAAGTCCTCCAGGTAGTACAACTCCTCCTTTAGAATTTTTAATTTCTACAGTTTCATAATGATGAACTCCTGAGTGTAATTTTTCATAGGTTTCATATTTTTCTAGTAGGGTTTCATCTAAAGATGTTTGAGGTAGAGGCCATTCTGTTTGGATATTTTGTATATTATTAGATAAAAGAACTACCCAATCTAAATTACTATCTCCATATTCTTTAGAGGCAATATTATCAGGTCTTTCATCACCTATAATTTTATATTTGGTGAAGAAGTTTAAGTTTTCAAAAATATCTGGACGAATTTTTCCTCTTTTAAATAGATTTTTTACTGTAATAAAATTAGAAATATTTGTATTTCCTTTAGTCCTATTGACATATTCAAAGTTTGGTACTTGTTGAAAATAAGATTGTGTCATTGTTAGAATCCCATATCGTTGGTATCATTATCAAAGTCACTTTCGTATAGTGGATTAAGTTCTCCAAAGGACATGCTAACATTATAGGCAGTCATAGAACCATCATCATATGTCATGTATGAACCATCAGGAGTGTAGTCTACAGTAAAATTTTGAAGAGCACATAGTTTAATTTTATTTAAGAATGGATGTTGATCTCCATTTTTAAAGATGTATTTTAGTTTGAATACATTGGGGGTGGATAAGAATACTCTAGCTCTATCTCTTTTAGGAGCCATAGATTTCTTAAAGAACTTAATAATATCTTTAATCATCCTTGCTTCTCTGTCTTCTCTTGGAGTAAATCTAAAGTTATAATTAAAAGATCTTAACATGGGTCCATTAAATAGAAGTTCTAAGTTGGGATTTAATACTTTACCAGTACCACGTGTGAAGACAGTCTGATTTCCTATAGCTTGTCCTGCAAAGAAGGTGGCAATATCATTAATGTCAATTGCTCCACCAAGCTTTTCTATTTCTCCAATTCCTGTTTCCATAGCTGTTTTAGCAGCTTCTTGAAATCCATCCTTAGCTCCAGCTATTCCTCGTTGAGCGACTCTAAATGCTGCTGCTTCCATAGCATTTAGTGTTCCTCCACCCCAATCAACATTATTACTTTCTGATAAACCTGGTTGCATGGGAAGGAAAACTTTTCCTACACTACTTCCTATTCTTTCATCAGCATCTGCAAATCCTGATCCAATATCTGTATCAAATGTATTAGCTTTATGTTTATAGGAAGTTACTTGAAGGTAATCATACTTTACTCTATAGCTTTCATTGAGAGGATATCTTCCTATAAAGGTTGCTGTTCCTATAGATGTAGATTTACCATTAGCATTTCTATTCAGTTGAGTAGCTTCCCAATTTTTATTTCCTTCTTGATCGGATTCTTCAGTTATATTAATAGAATTTTTACCAGTAGCTTTTTTAAAGGTATCTTTATATAAATTACTGCTTAAGGCTGTGGACATCCATTCATCACTTGCTCCCAATTGATCTATATAATCAGGTCCAAAATTTAAATCATATATTGTTGCATAATTTATTTCATTTGTATCGCTATTATAATTATCTCCTGCAGTATCTTTTTCTGATTGAGTAAGAGCTTTTCCAGTAGAAGTTCTAACTACCGTCGCAGTATTTCCTTCTGTTTTGACAACAAAGGAAAGCCCATTTAAAAGGAATTGCTCGCTGGTAGTGGCTGCCATTAATATCTTTTTAGTTATTTAGTCTTAAAGTTTGCATAATGTAATGAACGAAGGTATTCTATTTCATCATTGTGTATTACATGTAGTCTTCCTACAATCTCATTCCAAGTATAGTTCCTTGATGTACCCCAGTGGAAGTTAAGTCCTTGGAATCCCCATCTGTCTACAAAGGTAACAGCAACTAAAGGAAACTCATCATATACGCCAGGAGTTTTGGCATGATAGACAAAGGTATAATAGTTTCCTGGTTCAGGTGTTAAATCAGTCTGAGTGAACACTTCCATGATGTTCATCATAATATCATCAGGATCTTCTAACTCATCAATTTGTGCTTGAAGTTCTTGAGTTCTTTCTGACATTATTTGATACCTAATTCATCTTCTGTTATAACTTTAAATTCAATTCTTCTATCTAAACAATACTCTTGTGCTGCTTTCCATTTAGCTTGGTTGACAGCATAGGTAGTAAGTTCATACAGATAGGATTTAGTCACTCTGGTTTTTTTCTTTGGAGGTTTGGTTTGCTTCTTAGGTTTTACTTCTACCACATAAGTTTTAATGCTACCATTACTTTCTTTTACTTTCATTAGAAAGTCTGGGTAGTATCTATGAGGTCTGTTATCTACAGGAGACATGTATGGAATACTTATCTCTTCAGAAGCCCATGCTATAATATTATTATTCAGGTCACAGTATCTACAGAACTTACGCTCCCAACTACTACGACATATTATATTATTTGGATTGCCTTGATACTTTCGAGGATACTTTGGTTTGTACTTACTCTTAATACTTTCAGCCATCTCTTATACATAATATATAATCTAAAATATTTATAGATGGCTGGTGTCCGTCCAGAAAGGTTAACTGTATCTAAAATAAAGTCTAGGTTACTGAATGTAGCTCAATCTTCTTTATATAGATTGACACTATCAGTACCTCAGGCAGTAAGAAATCGTTTGACTTTAAATTCCATAGATTATGATAATATAGATTTGTTATGTTCCGAAGCATCTCTTCCAGGATCTACATTAACAACTCATGAAGTTAATAATGATTATCATGGTGTTACTGAGAAGATGGCATATAGGAGGATGTATGATGAGACTTTGGGATTAACTTTTTATGTGGATAGGAATTATAAAGTAATTGAAGTTATAGAAGAATGGATGAATTATATTAGTGGAATTGATGACACTAGGGTGTATGAAGATCCTTATGTTAGTTATAGGATGGCATATCCTCAGACATATAAAAATAATATTTTCTTAACTAAATTTGAGAGAGATCATTTTTCTAGAGAGTCTAATCTTATTAGAACTACCCTTGATTATACTTTTGTGCAGGCTTTTCCTTTATCTTTAACTGCTACTCCAGTTTCATATGAAGAGAGTCAGGTATTGAAGTGTAGTGTTTCATTTAATTTTATTAGATATGTAATGGAAAAGAATCAGACTTCTTCTTTGTTAGCATTAGAAACTCAAGGGAGTGACATAGATTCTATCATTAATCAAGATCCTTTTACTCCTTCATAAATAAACATACTGAAATTTCTATAGGATATTATGCCATTACCTACTATTGCGACGCCTACCTATGAACTTGAGTTGCCTTCTACTGGAAAGAGAATTAAATATAGACCTTTCTTAGTTAAAGAGGAGAAGCTTTTAGTTTTAGCTTTAGAGACTGAGAATACAAAAGATATATCTACAGCTATCAGAACAGTTTTAAAAAATTGTATTCAGACTAGAGGAGTGAAGGTAGATTCTCTTCCTACTTTTGATATAGAATATTTGTTTCTTAATATTAGAGGGAAGTCTGTTGGTGAGGAGATTGATGTTAATCTAATTGCTCCTGATGATGAGGAAACATCTGTTCCTGTTACTATTAATATAGATGATATTAAAATTCAGAAGAAGAAGGGACATACTAATAAGATTAAATTGGATGAGAGTTTAGTGATGGAAATGAAGTATCCTTCATTGGATGAATTTGTTAAAAATAATTTTGATTTTGATGGTGAGGTGGACATGGAGCAGTCATTTGATTTGATTGCTTCTTGTATAGATAAAATTTATAATGAGGAGGAGGTATGGTCTACTTCAGACTGTACTAGGAAAGAAGTAAAAGATTTCTTAGAGCAGATGAATAGTATGCAGTTTAAAGAGATAGAAAAGTTCTTTGATACTATGCCTAAGTTATCTCATAGTGTAACCTTTACTAATCCAAAGACTAAGGTTGAGAGTACTGTAGTATTGGAGGGTTTATCGTCTTTTTTCGCATAGGGATGGTTCATATGGACCTTGAAAATTATTATAAGATTAATTTCGCTTTGTTACAGTATCATAAATATTCATTAACTGAGATTGAGAACTTAATCCCTTGGGAGAGAGACATATATATTGGGTTGTTACAGCAACATCTTGAGGATGAAAAATTAAAGCAACAGCAAGCAAGTAACTGATGGCAACTACGATCAGTCCAATAAAAATACTTTCTGATCTTGGATTGAATCCTTGGGAGATAGAGAATGACGAGGACTATCTTAGAGCATTGAAGGAAGGGATTATAACTATTGAAACAGCTACAAAAGGTAAGGGTGATAGAAGATCTGAAATATTAAGAGAAGAATTAATAAGAGTTAGAAGGGGACCTAAAAAGACTCAAGTTAAAGCGAAGAAGACTTCTGTTAGTGGAGCTAAATTTCTTCCTGGTAGTACTTTTCGTCCTGATGATATAAAACCTGTTGATGTGGAGAAGAAGGGGGATGCTCCTGCTTTAATGCCTGATAGGTTAGATAATATTGCAAAGACAGTAGAATCTATTGCTTTATTATTAAGAAGACAGTTAGGACTTGAGAAAAAGCAACAACGTGATTCTAGAAAGCAACAGGATAAAATTAATAAAGATGCAAGAGAAGATAAGTTAGAAGGTAAACCAAAGGATAAGAAGACTGGTTTAATACCTAAGTCTATAGCAAAACCAGCTCTTGGTTTCTTTGAGAAACTTAAGAGATTCTTTTTGAATATTGTAATTGGTGCTGGTGTAGTAAAATTATTTGATTGGCTTAAAGATCCTGCTAATGTTGAAAATGTAACTAAGTTTAAAGATTTTTTAATTAATAATGCTGGATGGATTCTTGGTGGATTAGCGGCTATTGCTTTGCTTCCTATTGCTCTTACTCTTGTTAATGTAATTGCAGGAGTAATAGTCGGATTGTCTTTATTAGGAGCGGTAGGTGCTGCATTGCCTGTTATTTTGAAAGGTATTCTTATAGGTGCAGTTGCTTGGTGGGTAGGAAAGAAGATTAGTAGAGCTATTACAGGAGGGAAAGTTATTGGTGGAGAGAGACATAAAAATTTAAAAAGACTTGAAGCTGCTGGAATAACTGGGGTTAATAGAGGTCAGGCATTCGTAGCAGATGAAAATAATAAAAAGATAATGGTTAATACATATGGTAAAAATTCTATTACAGGTGTAGAATGGGATTGGTATAAGCATGGGAAATATGGGCATAAAGAAGATGATAAGCAAAGACTTAATTTGATATATCAAAGCCATAGGGATTGGTATGCTGCTAATTATGGACAGCAAGCCTTAGATGAAAAAATGTCGGCAATTGAAGAATTTAAGTCTACTAAAAGTGCGCTTGTTGGTACTAAAAAAGATATGCAGAAGGCTCTAACTGAAGCCAGAAAAAAACATAAAAGGGAGGGGAGACAACAGGCAAAAGATTTGTTTGATAACGCATATCTAGCGGATGAAAGGAATTGGGAAAAGAGTGCGTGGTTTAGAAGTAAAGATGAAAAAGAGTGGAAGAAGAAGTTTCAAGCAGAGTGGGCAGCAAAAGAAGCTGCTATAAGAAAGAAGTATGGTGATCAAGCAATAGGAATAACAGAGGCAGTTATTGATAAGGATGTAAAATCTGTAGGTAAAGAGATACCTCTTCCTCAAAAATCTAAGGGTAAGGTATCACTTCTTCCTGGAGTAGGAGATAAAAAGTCCTCTGGTGTTGGTAGTGGGGGTGGAGGAGAAGATTCTTCTACTCCTCCTAAGTTTTCTTCTACAGATCCTAATAATCTAACTCCTGTTGCTACTATGGCCATTTATAATATGGCGGGGAATTAAGATATGGGTTGGACTGCATTGATAGGAAATGTTGCTAAGGGAGCTGCTAAGGGAGCTGCTAAACGGGTAGTATCTGGAGCTAGGAAAGTAAGAAAGAAAGGTAAGAAGATGGCTGAAAATATTATGGGTTCTAAAAAAGAGAAGGATACATCTAGTTCCATAGTAGTTAGAGAAAAAACAACTACTCTTGCTCCTTTCTTGGGTGGCGATGGAGGAGAAGGTTCGGATTCTTCTATTAAAAAACCTTCTAGTAATGCATCTCCTTTAGATAGAATTGATAGTTCTCTTTTAGATATTATGAGTACCCTTAAGGATAGAAGAAAGTTGATGTTGAAGAAGTCTAGAATGGCGAGAGTTCAGACTGATAAAGAAAAGAAAGGTAAGAGAGAAGGAATATTAGAAAGGATGAAGGGAATGGGTAAGAAGATGGTAGGCAGTGTAGTAGCAGGTGCTAAAGGATGGTGGGAAAGATTACAGAAGTTTTTGTTGATGACTTTGCTGGGCTCGTTAGTAGTTTCTATAAAAGAAAACTGGGAAGCAATTAAGAAAAAGATTGAGGAGGTTGTTAAGTTTATTCAGGATTTATGGAACTTTATGTCTCCAGTATTGATACCTTTATTTGAAGGGTTCAAATGGGTGGTGAAAATGAAATTAAAAATGTGGGGTGCAGTGATAAGAATGATTAAAGATAAACCACAGGTAGAGAAGGAAACAGATCAGTTGTCACAAAATTTAAAGGAGGTGGAGAAGAAAAGTGAGTGGCTTACTGCACAGTTTAAAGAAGCAAAAGATGGAACTGATGATTTAGGAAAGAAAAGTTTTAAGGATCTTGCAAATGAGGCTGGAGTAGGTGATGAAGTTTCTCCAGATAATAAAGAGAAATCTGAAAAAAATCTTGAAGATGTGGCGGAAGAAGCAGTACAGCAAATAGGTGAGAGTGATATAGAAACTAAATTAGATGATTTTAAAATTAAACTAGAAGAAGTAAAGGATTCTTCAGTAAAAGTAGATACTACTAAGATGAAGAAGTATGATGTTGGAGCATTTCCAGTTCCTGAAACAACACAAGCTATAGTTCATAAAGGGGAGGTTATTATTCCTGCTCATAAGGTGAAAATGGTTGGTGGTGCTATGAAGATAAACAATATTATAAATTTAATGCAAGCTCCTTCTAAATTGGAAGGGTTAGCTAGAGAGTTTGCTCCTATGCGTGATCAGATACCTTCTATTGTTAATCAAGTTATCAGTCAATCTCAATTAGGAGATACTTCTAGGGAAGTAGTAGAAAGGATGAAGAATACTATTTCTATTATTAATGAACAAGCTTCTTATGAAGATCCTTCTTCTTCAGTTGTTTTAATTCCTTTACCATCTCCTTCCCAACCTTCTGGTGGTGGAGAAGGTGGTGAAACTGTAGTGATATCTGCAAAAGAGTCTGCAAAACAATCATTAAATAGATATGTTAATGCAGTTATTCAACAAGCTCTATATTAGATAGTATAATGGCAAGCAAACAATCTACTAGGGCAGGAAACATAAGGGAGTTTGAAATTCAATCGACCGATGGAACTAAATCTATTGATGCAACAGGAGCTGTTACTGATATAAAATATTATGAGGATATATTATCTAATACAACATCTTTAAATGTAATTATTGCTGAGACTGGTGAGAGTGATAAGAAATCTTTTGGTAATAAAGGTATCTTAGATGGACTTCCTATTAGAGGAGGGAATCCTGCTAGTATTTCTATTGAAGATCATGAAGGAAATAAATTAAAGTTTGCTAATGATAAGAAACTTTATGTTAATAGAGTTAGGAATGTTATTCCTGGAACTCAGAAGGATGTATATGCTTTAGATTTTTCTCCTAGAGAGTTGTTTGCTAATGAACAGTGTAGAGTAGTAAAAAGATATGATGGTAAGATATCAGATAATATTAGGAAGATTCTTACTGAAGCAACTTCACATGATGTTGGTATTAAAACTAGGAAAACTGTGAAGGTCGATGAGACTGCTATCAATTATAATTTTATAGGTAATGATAAGAAACCTTTTAATGTGTGTACTTGGTTAGCATCTAAGTCAGTTCCAGCAACAGCAGGAAAGGTAGGAGGAGCAGCAGGTTATCTTTTTTATGAGACTTACGATGGGTTTAATTTTAGATCTATTGATGCTTTATTTAAACAACAGAGTAAAGGTAATTATGTTTTTACTAACACAGCAGATAATCCGAAGAGTGGAGAGTATAAAGGTAAGATATTGGATTATTCTATTGAAAGAGATATAGATTTGCAAAATAATTTATCTATAGGACTTTATTCTAATAGAACTTTGTTCTTTGATTTCTATGCTTTTAATTATAAGGAAAGGAAATTTGGTGTAGATGAGTCTGGTGGTTCTTCTAACAATGAGGGGGCTGGTAGCAAAGGGAAGATTGAAACTGGAGGAAAGGATGAGATTGATTCTGTATCAGATGAATTTAGGAAACCTGTTTCTAGATTAATGAATAAGATTCTTGATGTAGGAACTCTTCCTTCTGGTAAGGATATTGATGAGCAATTGAAGACATGGAAAGATAGTCCATTTGATCCTACTTACGATGCTACTCAAACTATGGTACAATCTGTGATGAGATATAATCAATTGTTCTCTATTAAAATAAATATTATGATAGCAGGAGACTTTAGTCTCCGTGCTGGTGACTTGATTTACTGTGAGTTTCCCGAGTTAACGACTGATCCTAATACACCAGTCAATAAGAAGAGTGGAGGCACATACATGATATCAAGTTTATGTCATAATCTAACTCCAAAAGCAACTTATACTAGTTTGACTCTGGTGAGAGATACTTTTGGAAGAAAACCTTTTAAATCGGATTGAAACTATGACTATCAAAAAGCACGACTTAGATCATGAAGTTTACATTGAGGCAGATGGTAAAGAGCATATCAATCATGGTATGCATGAGTATACTAAGGCGGATTTAGAATCTGCTCATGCTTATTATGATGAGTATCATGCAAAGGATGAGGTGAATTCTAATGATGGTAAGATTAATGATTGGCATACAAGGCATCAGGACCAGCACTTAGAAGTTTATTGTGATAATCATCCTGATGCTGATGAATGTAAGGTTTATGACGAATGATTGAACAAGGATTACTAAGGAGACATTTTCTTGGGAGAGATGGATTTATCTGGTGGATTGGTCAGATAGTCGATCAAACTCAATGGTCTGCAAATTTACCAGGAGCTCCTACTAAAACTACTGAAGAGCAAAGGGGGTTTGACTTTAGATATAAAGTTAGAATCATGGGATATCATACTGCATGTCCTGGTGATTTAAAGGATGAAGAGCTCCCTTGGGCTTCAGTAATGTTTCCAGTTACTGCTGGAGTATCTGGTGGGGGACTGAGTACTCCTAATTTAAGACAAGGTAATTTTGTTTATGGATTTTTTATAGATGGAGAAGATGCTCAACAGCCTGTAATCATGGGGGTGATGGGGTATAATCAATATGTGGCTATCTTAAAAGATCCACCTGAAGGTGAGGAGTGTGGGTTTAAACCTTTTAGTGGATATACTATTAACGATAAGGCTGCTAAACATTCTTTACCTACTGTTCAAGAAAATGCAAAGGCTTTTCCTGAAGGAGTTAAAGGAAAGGTGGTTAATAATAAAGACCTTACTGAGTCTGCATCTGGAGTTGTTAGTAGAGATACTGCTGATGATGGGCAGCAATTTAAAGAAGAAAGTAAAAATTTAACTATTGGTAGAACTAGTGAGTGTGATCCTTCTGCTGTTGGTGGAATTCAGACCAGTATACAGAAGATGTTGAGTGAAGTTAATGAAATAAAGAAGACAGCTACTGAATGGGAAGCAAAGGTTACTAGTAATGTTAATAATATTGAGTATGAAATTAATAAGGTAACTGATAAGTATACTAGGGAGGTTACTGCTAATGTTAAAAGAATTATCACAGGGGTTCAGCAGAATACTATATTAAAAGTTAATAATGTTTTAAAGGATTCATATTATCAACTTTTTCCTAGTGATAGACCTGCATTAAAAAAGGAAGTAGAACAAGCTAATGATATTTTAGCGTGTGCTTTTAGAAATATAGTTAAAAATTTATTAGGAATGGTAGGAGGATTTCTTAGTCAAATATTAGATAGATTTATTAATACACCTTTATGTGCTGTTGAAAATTTTGTAGGATCATTACTTGGTAAGATTACTGGTTTGATAGATGGTATAGTTGGTGCAGTCATGGGACCTATTAAAAGTCTTCTTGCTGGATTGGGAGCTGCTACAGGGATGCTTGATGACTTGGTAGGGTTTGCTACTAATGCTCTTTCTTTTCTTTCCTGTGATGAAACTCCATCTTGTGGTTCTATAGAAGAATGGAATCCTATTAATGGAGCTAAGCCTGTAGCAACTTTAGATTTGAATAGTATCTTTGGCAAAGCAAAGGCAGCAGCTGCGGGAGTGCAAGATGCAATTGAAGGAGTGGCTAACATTGGAGATGCTATTTCAGATGTTGCTAAGAATGCGAATTTCGCTGATATATTTGAGGATACATGTAATGTGGGACCAATATTTTGTGGACCACCTACTGTAGAGTTTATAGGTGGAGGTGGTAGTGGAGCAACAGGAAATGTTATAGTTAGTGCTGTCACTACTGTTTTGGGGGTAGATATTATTACTCCTGGTGGAGGGTATATAGGTCCTCCTAGACTTAAGTTTAATGATTCATGTAATAAGGGACAAGGAGCTACTGGGAAAGCAGTTATTGAAGATGGTAAGGTAGTTAAAGTTATAATGGAGGATACTGGGTATGGATATCTTCCAGCTCCTAATGGAAGTCAGGGAGGTGATGGTAGAACTTGGGCTAATGAAGATGAAACTACTATAAAAAGAGGGGATGGAACTTATGATACTCCTTATAAACCAGGAGTTGTGGTAACTGTATGTGATGGAGATGAAGTTACCTATGCTGGTGGCACTACTGAATTGATTGAGGGAGGATGTGTGGATATTACTACACCTTTCCCTGGCGATCCATCTGTTGGAGGATTAGATCCTTCATTAGGAACAGGACAATATCCAGTAGTTCTTGAGATAGATGAAATCAATATTCTTGATCCTGGAGTAGGATATGATTGTTCTAAGGATAAGGTAGTGATTGAACCTTCTAATGGAGCTGAACTTACTCTTAAATGTGATGCTCTTGGATCTATCATAGGAGTGGACGTTGTTAATGGTGGAATAGGATTTAAAGAAGATCCAAAAATTTACATTCAAAGTGATTCAGGTTATAATGCTGAATTAATTCCCACCTTCAAGGTAAATAGAGTGGGAGAAGTTGGGGAAGATGAAGTTATTCCTCCAACTTCTTTGATTCAAGTAATAGATTGTGTAGGTAAAGTTTAATGGCTAAAAAAGAAAATTTTCATCCTTACAATATAGGAACTGAGCATGGAGTTCTAAGTTTTGGGAGAGTAAGAAAATCTAATCAGATTTCTGCTTGTATGCTACAGAGTGGACCTGATGGTGGACGTCATTATATTACTATGGATTCCACAGGGAGTAAGGAGGATGGTGCGAAAGGATCTACTAAATCATTTTCTCCAGGGACCTTTACAATTAAGGCAGGTAAGGATATAATAAATTATCCTCCTACAATGAAAACCTGGAGAGAAGATCCTGAAGAAAATAGAAGTCTTCAAACAGCTTTAGCTAATGCAAAGCCAGGGGAACCAAGAAACATTCCTGCTATAGTGCAGGAAGCAGAGAATGGTGATATAATAATATCAGCCCTTCAAGGAAGGATTATTCTTCAAGCTGAAGACATTCAGCTAATTAGTAAGGGTCATGATGGAAAGAAAGGAGTTATTACATTAAATGCTGATGAAAAAATCATTTTAGATTCTCAGATTGTTGATGTACAATCTAAAGTTTCTACTAAGATATTTTCAGAGAAGACCGTAGATTTAATTGGTAAAGGAATTATGAATGTCTATGGAGGATTAGTTGATTTTGCTGATGGAGCAACAAGATTGAAAGGATCTAAAGATTGTAGTGGTGAAGGTACATCTATTAACGAGGAGCAAAACAAATGAAGTTCGGTGATGTTTTAATAGGAAAAAGACTATGGGTTGGGTGTGGTAAGGCCAAAGCATTAGGCACAGGAGAAGAAGAAATTAGAGGGTCTGCTTATGTTGAAGGTCCTGTACAGATTGGAAGAGATATTGATTATGATTCAGTAGATGCAACCTTAATGGTAGGTGCTCAAGTTAATACTGACTCAGATGCTCGTCCTGAGAATGCAATTAAAGCAAAAGGTAATGTTGAGATAGAAGGTGATATTAATCAGACAGGAAATCAAAAAGTAGAGGGAGAAATAGTAGCCAGCACTGAAGTAACAGCTGGTACTGGAGCAGACAAAGTTACTCTTACCTCAAGAAAACCATTTGATATACCTCATCCCATTAAAGATGGTTATAGGTTAAGGCACGTCTGTTTAGAAGGACCAGAATCTGCAGTATATGTAAGAGGAAGAGTCCATAACAGACATAATGTGATAACATTGCCTGAATATTGGGATGGATTAGTTGATTATGATAGTATGACGGTGCAACTTACTCCTATTCATTCTCATCAGAATGTTATAGTAAAAAGAATAGATGTAAATGAAAGAAAAATTCATCTTCAAGCACAAGGAGGTATGCCTGTAGATTGTTTCTATCACATCATGGCAGAGAGAAAGGATGGTGAGAAATTAATAGTAGAGTATGAAGGTAAAACATCTGATGATTATCCAGGAGATAATAGTATATACAGTATCAACAAGTAGGAGTTTATTATGTCTGATGATTTATTATCTAAGTGTGTAGTAGATACTAGTAAGAGAAAGATATATATTTATTCAGATGGAGGTGATGAAAGAACAGTTAAATGTGAGACAGTAGAAGAGTTTATGAATGTGCTTAAGTTTATAAGAAATACTTGTCCAGATGATATGATATTTTATTCGGATCCACTCTGAGGGAAAATCAACTTTTAATTCCAAAATCGGGGCAAAAAAAAGTCTGGGCAAAAATCACCCTATTACTTTTTTTCGGCTTCTAGCTCTTGTTTGATTTCTTGCTTCATTGCTTCACGTGCCCGTATTGCTTGTTTTCTTTCTGCTTCTTTTTCGCGGTTTTTTTGAATTTTCTTCTTTTGCTTCTCCATTTCCTTATTCACGTTATCGCGGTATGAAGATGCTTGTTTTTTGCGTGCTTCTATTTGCTTTTTTTGATTGGCTTGAAGTTCTTTCCTTCTTTGCTCTAAATCTTCTTTTAGATCAGAATAAGATTTCATTTTATTAGTATTTTTTTAAATATTTAGTTGAATATATATGGGATGATAAATAATCCATAACGGATAACGAATTAATAAAAATGGGTCTTTCCAGATTAGATAATTTTCTAAAATCAGTTCGTGGTAGCGTCATCTATGTTGATCCTGGCAGTCTTGATGCAACTGATAGTATAGAAAACCAAGGTAATTCACTTACCAGACCCTTTAAGACTATTCAGAGGGCACTTGTAGAAGCTTCTAGATTTTCATATCAGAAGGGATTGGATAATGATAGATTTGCTAAAACTACTGTAGTTCTTTATCCTGGGGAGCATATTGTTGATAATAGACCTGGATGGATTCCTATAGGATCGAATAATTATAGGTTAAGGAGTGGGGAGACATCTAGTAATTTTGGTGCATGGGATTTAACAACTAATTTTGACCTTACATCTTCTACTAACGACCTTTATAAACTCAATAGTATCTACGGTGGTGTAATTGTTCCTAGGGGTGTTTCTTTAGTTGCGATGGATCTTAGGAAAACTAAGATTCGACCAAAATATGTTCCAAATCCAGCAAATACTAATATTGAAAGATCTGCTGTTTTTAGAGTAACTGGTGGATGCTATTTTTGGCAATTTACCCTTATGGATGCAGATCCTAATGGATTGTGTTTTAAAGATTATACTACAAATACCTATGTTCCTAATTTCTCTCACAATAAGCTAACTTGCTTCGAATTTGCTGATGGAGTTAATAATGTAGATATTGATGATGATTTTATTAGTGGTGCTGATGGTGAATTTGCTAGAACTGACTTGGATATGTATTATGAGAAGGTTGGTTTGGCTTATGGACCTTCTTCTGGACGTGAAATTGAACCAGATTGGCCATCTAGTGGATTAGACATTCAACCTAAGATTGATGAGTATAGAATTGTAGGTTCTAAGGGTAAGGAAGTTGGTATTTCTAGTATTAGAGCAGGTGATGGTTCTACTACTTCTACTACTATTACCGTCACTTTAGATTCTGCTACTGGTGCTACTGCATTTGATGTTGATACACCTTTAAGGATTACTAATGCAGGAACTGGATATGATGGGCAGTTTGTTGTTTCTAATAAGGTAGATGCCACTAATATTCAATATAAGGTTCAAAGTGCTCCTGATGATCCACTTCCAACTATTGCTAGTGCAACTGCTAACGTAACTGTTGATACTGTTACTTCATCTTCACCATATGTCTTTAACTGTTCTTTAAGGTCAGTTTATGGTATGTGTGGTCTTTTTGCTGATGGGGATAAGGCAACTGGATTCCAGTCAATGGTTCTTGCTCAGTTCACAGGTATTGGACTTCAAAAAGACAATAATGCATTTGTTAAGTATAATACTACATCCGGTACATATGAAGATAAGACTGCGACTGGTAATAGTAACTTAGAATCAGATTCAAGAGCAAAATACAAGCCAACTTATGCTAACTTCCATATTAAAGCAACCAATAATGCTACATTACAGATAGTTTCTTGTTTTGCTATTGGTTATGCTCATCATTTCTATACTGAGACTGGTGGTGATATGTCTATCACCAACTCCAACTCTAACTTTGGTGCAAACGGGTTCACTGCTGATGGATTTAGAAAAGATGCCTTTACGCGAGATGATGTAGGGTATATTAGTCATATTATTCCACCTAAAGTTAATAATAACACAGAGAGTGGAACTGAATTCCTTGCATTAGATGTTAATAAAATTGTTGGTATTGGAACTACTAATAAATTATACCTTTATAATGAAACTAACTCTGGAGTTGCTCCTGAGTCCGTTATTGATGGATATAGAATTGGTGCAAAGGAAAATGATACATTAAATGTTTTAATATCTAAATCTGGAATTACTACATCTATTCCAGCAAGAATTATTATGCCTAATACGCAGTTTACTTCTAATGAAGTATCTGCAGAGAAGAAATTTATTGTAGGTAACTCTGCTGTTGGTGTAAACAGCGTATCAAGTAATGTTTTCACTTTAACATCAGATCATAACTTTATTAATGGTGAGACTATTAGGGTTAATAGTCAGAATGGTCATTTACCTGACGGATTGCTTCATAATACTGTATATCATGTTATTACATCAGGTACTGGTATTAGTGATACAGATCAGATTAAGATTGCCAAGACTCTAAATGATGCATTAGGAGATGAAGCTATTACTGTTAATAGTAATGGTGGTCTTTTAGATGTTATAAGTAGAGTATCTGATAAGAAAGCTGGGGATTTAGGACATCCAATCCAATATGATTCTGACACAAGTCATTGGTATGTAAACGTTGCTACTGGATCTACAGAAGATACTCTTTATAATACTATTGTTGGTTTAGGATCTACTTCTTTAGGAAGTGCTACTGCTAGATCCTTTATTAATAGAAAATCAGAGACAAGAAGTTTAGATGATACCATTTATAGAGCAAGATTCGTTCTTCCTTCTGCTTCATCTTTAGAAGCAAGACCTCCTATTGAAGGTTTTGTTGTACAGGAATCCAATGCTTCCATAGGTTCTACTGATGGTGAAGTAGCATATTTGTATAATCCTAATAGTGTAACTCTTGATAACTCTACTGAACTAAGGAACCCAAGATATATTGCTGATGCTACTTGGACTGGTAATGTTGCTACTATTATAACTGAGATTCCTCATGATTTAAGAACAGGGTCTACAGTAGAAATTTTAAATGTAACCAGTAGTAATAATACTGCTGGCGTTGCTAAGTCAATGTATAATAATACATTTGCTGTTACTGGTATTACTAGTACTAGGCAGTTTACTGTTGCATTGACTGATGATCCAGGAACATTTACTAATAATACATCTGATAGAACTACTTCTTTACCTTACTTTAAGCCTAAGAAGACTCCTGGAACCTATTATATCTACAGAAGTGAAGAAGTTCAAGAATATATTAAAGGGAAGCAAGATGGTGTCTATCATCTCTTATTAGTTAATGCAAGTAATGCACCCACCATTTCCCCTTATACTGGATCTAGCTATTCACAGCCTATTCAGAGTTTATATCCTCAGACTAATAGAGATAATCCAGTATCTGATGCACCAGCAGCTAAGTGTTTTGCTGTTCCTCAGACAGTAGGACAAGTCGCTATTAATGAACAACAAAAGTCTCTTACTAAGGAAACTTTAGATAATAGAGTAGTTGATACTTGTGTTGGTTTTGGTCTAACAGAAATTAAGACTGCGGGTTCTGCTGGTACTACTCATACTTTATATTCTGATATAGATCATGGATTGAATAGAATTGCTAAGGTAGGTATTAGTAGTGCAGGTTCTAATTATATTGATGGTAATTACTATAATGTAAGGTTAGTAGGATTTGGTGCATCAACTGTTGGTAAAAATGCTACAGCAAGGGTTACTGTTGAAAGTAATGCAGTTACTTCAGTTAAGATAATTGATGGTGGTAGTGCATTTGGTGTGGGTAATACACTTGGACTTTCTGGTGTTGGAGAGACTACAGGTAATACTGGTGCTGTTATAATAGTTAATGAGATTTATAGTAATATTGGAGATACTTTAAAGGTTACTGGTGTAACTCCAGATGCTAATTCCGATTATAATACAGTTTATAAGATTACATCTGTTGGTGTAGGTAGTGATAAGGAAGTTAATGTTTCTTCTGCTGGTACAGTTGCTCGTTATTCTATTACAGGTATTGGTGCTACTGATGCAGGAACAGGTAATGTAGTTCTGACAGGTAAGACATTAGATGTATTTGATGTCTTCTACGATAGAGTGGTTGGTCTTGCTACTATTAGTACAGTAGGACCACATGGTTTGGAAGTTG